CTTTCTCACGAACCTTGTATGGGAATGGTTCTTCCTCATACACCTCTGGTTCCGCCTTTCCTGTGTAGTAGTTATGGCGTTCTAGTTTGACTCTATTATATTGTTCTCTTGCTTTCTCTCGCAGTAAAGTAATCGTATTATACAGAGTATAATACTTTGAATGAAGTTGTGGAATCTTCAGAGATTCATCATGTAGATTATCAGGGTCAATGACAGCATCTTTCTGCCACATCTCCTGAATTTTGTCAAGATCCATTATTTGATACTAGACTTCAATTGATATACAGTATACTTGAATGATGCCTGTGCTGTAAAGTAGTTCACATCAGTTTGTGTGGCATCAAAGTCCAGAGAACTGAGTGACACAGGGAACATATCAAGAAATTTTACTTTGGCAACCTCATTAAAGTTGCTATTTAAGATACGGAGAGTACCATCAGCAAACTGCTCTTTCATATCTCTTACTCCAGCAGAATCTGTAGTGAGATCTTTATATTGTTGTGCGGTTTCTGGAAATCCAAGACCAGTAATCCACTCGTGGACAATCCTGTAGTTCTCCATATTCTCATCAACCAAGAACTGAATGGTTAGATCCCCGTAAGTAAGTTTGGTCTCGGGGACATCAATATCTTTCAGATATGATGGTTGTGTGGCGGTTGCCAGAGTTACTTCTGGTATCCTAGCAGTATTGCAAAAAAAGTCAACCTTTGGGTACTTACCCAGATTGAACTTAAAACCAACTCCAGAGAGAAAGTTTCTATTGTCAATTTGATTTGGCCAGGAACATCTGACTGCCATTATGCTACCCTCTTAGCGTTCTTTGTTGCAGTGGCATACATTACACTTTTCCAATCCTTACCATAACGTTTTTTGAATTCAGATTTCTTGTCCTTCATAGACATGACGATCTCTTCCTTCTTTTCTTCTTCGGATTTAGTGAGTGCCCTCTCACAAAATTGTTGGAAGATTTTCATTGGAGGTTTTTAGGTATTTAGACAAAAAAAGGGATCCCGAAGGATCCCAGAGAAGTATGTGAACCGTGGATCACATGAGGTTCTGAACCTTGACTCTTCTGTAGTAACGGTTTGCGTTACGGTTGAGTGCGCCTGCACCAACGGTGGTGCCTTCTGCGAATGGGTTAGCAACAATACCGTAGCGGGTCTTGAAGCCAATCTTGGGCTGGAAGGTGTCCTGACCAACGGCACGAACCATTTGGAGAGGAACGTATGGGCAGTAGAAGAGACCTGCGTCATAAGGGGAAGCACCCTTATAACCAACAACGTAGTACTGGTTAGCAGCAACGTTTGCAGAATAAGGATCGATGTATACACGATACTTACCTTGGAGAACACCAGCGAAGGTGTTACCAGTGTCATCAACGTTAAGACCAGCGTTGAGTGCAGGGGTGTAATCGAGAACGCCTGCCATGGTGAGGGCGGAAGCAACGTCTGCGGAGCAGAGGATCATGTTGCCCTTGCCTCTACGAGTGCGCTGTGCAATCGCGTTAGCGTCTCTTTCGATCTGGAAGATCAGACCCTTGAACTTCTCAACACTCCAGCGTCCGTTGGAGTCAACGTCGAGGTCGAAGGAACCAGCGTTAGCAACGTTTGCTTGAGCGCCAGACTCTGCAACGTTATAGATGGTTCTGATGACTTCGCGGTTGATCTCTGCAAGGATCTCGGTGGAAAGAATGTTAGCCAGTTCGGCTTCAGCATTCAGACCGTGGATTGCCTTGAGGTCCTGGGCGAGTTCCAGTGAGTATTCTGCCTTCAGAGCACGGCTCTTAGCAGTAACGGTGACCTTCTCGATCGAGAATGCCATTTCGTTGAAGTGACCTTCGGATCCATCACCGAGGTTCTCTGCAACGTCGGTACGCATACCTTGACCTACGTTGTAGGTGGTAGCATCGCCAGTTTGAGGATAGGTTGGGTCAAGTGCGCCAGGGTTAGAACCACGCTGTGTGGTAGTACCCAGACCAACAGCACCGTTGGTGAATCCTTCGGAGTTGTCGAGGTTTGCACTCTGACCAGAGAATGCGGTATCTGCTTCGTTGAACAGCGCCTCGGTACCAGTTTGATTGGTATAACGGGAGCGCATTGCGAAGATCAGTCCAGTAGGACCAGACATTGGTTGAACGCCTGCGAGGTCATATGCGACCAGGTTAGGCATTGCACGTCTGATCAAGGAGATCAGAACGGGGTCGAAACCAGCAACAGGAGTGGAAGCGCCAGCAGAGAAACCTGCAGCGGAACCGCTAGAATTGGTGGAAACGGTAGGACCTTCGGAGAGGAATTCTCTCTCTTCCTTAAGTGTTTGCTCTTGGTTCTCAAGCAGGACAGCGGTAACAGCTCTACGATGGGAATCCTTAATTGGATCCATTCCTTCATAATCGAGGACTGGTGCCCACTTCTCCTGCAGAGCCTCTGTATTGTGCATCTGCATTTGAAATTAAACCTCTTAAAAAGTTAGTTTGAACGTTTATGATTTAAAAATCACTTTTTAGCAGCTCTGGAGAGAGTCTGCAGATAGGCTTGCATCATTGGGGATACTTCTTCCGAAATAACCTCATCGGTAGAAACCTCTTCTGAAAGATTCTCGGAGGTGCTTGGAGTTCCGACTTGCTCTGGGAAATAAGAATTTCTCAAAGTAGTCAGTTTCTCACGATAGTCTGTCTCACTTTCAAACTCAACATTTTCAGCGAGAGCAGCGAGTTTTTCCTTTTGAGTGTCTGCAAGACCCTCAACGACAGCACCGAAGATGCTATCTGCGGAAGACTCAGCCAGTCTACGATTCAGAGCGACATTACGTTCGATCTGCTCGTTGAGTTTACCTTCCATTTCATCAAGTTTATCTACCATGCTCTCAAGAACATCGTATTTTTCGTCAGGGATAGTTACATAATGTTCTTCAAAAAGACTCTTCATTCCATCAAGGAATGATTCTGTAACTTCGGACTTGAGACCTGCTTCAACGGCAAGTGCGTTCTCTTGGAACCACTCATCAGCAACGTACTCAAGATAAGAATCAACACGCTCAGAGAGTTCATCTCTGATTGCTGCAACTTCTTCAACGAGAGCATTTTGATATGCTTCGTGGAGAGATTCCTGCATTTCGAAAACTTTAGTCTTAACTGCAGCTTCGAAAATGGTGCGTGCTTTCTCTTCGAACTCTTCGGAGAGTTCTTCGCCTTCGAGCAGTGCCTGAACATCTGCTTCGATGTCGATTTCTTCTTCCTCTACGAGTTCTTCCTCAGTTTCTTCCGCTTCGGCAACAACTTCATCAGCTGCTACTTCCTCTTCGGAAACAACCTCTTCTTCGGTTGTCTCTGCTTCGGAAACTACTTCCTGGTCTTCGTCTACTTCTACTTCTTCAGCAGGAGCAGCTTTAGCGTTAACGACATCCTTAACTTGCTTGAGGGTAGCGCCTGGCTCCTTTAGCTTGTTGGAGTCATCATCGGGTCTTGAATTCTCAGGAGTAGGACCGCCGAGATCTTCAACTGGAATTCCAGCCGAAGGCATTGACTCAGCAGGTGCAGCCCCTTTGGTTACTACGTTTTCCATTTCTTGTAAATTGTTACCAGCGGACATTTGAAATATGTGATTAATTTAATTAATTACATACATTTATTTATAAATCAAAGATTTGATAAAAAATTGTTGAAAAGTTCCAACTTTTTCTCTTCAAGTGCTCTTTGATCGACGAGAGTATTAATTCTCTTCTTGGTTGTTTCTGCGAGTTGTTCACGAAGGACACCACCTTCCCAAACCCACTCTCTTCCTTCCATAATTCCATTAACAAAAGCATCAGGAGCAGAAGGATCAGCGACGATATCAGCAGCAGTTGCTAACTGGAAATCTTCACCAACAATCTTATATCCTTCACTAGTGGTCTGGAGTGAACCAACACCACGGGAAGAAACGCCAAGCATTACACCTTCATCGAGAAGAGAAGATGCAATTTTACCCATAGGGGTAGAGAGGATTTGTGCTTTTCCTCTAAAATTATTACCTTCTTGGACCAGAGAAGTAATCTTGTGAGATACGCGGTCAAGATTGACGGTAGGACCATCGGGGTGACCGAGTTCGCCAAGAGCACGACCCTTGTTAACGAAAGTTTCGCAATAGCGATTTACTTCTTTGGCAAGAGTAGAAATGGGATACATTCTCCCATTACGGTTCTTGATCTCACCTTGAAGGAATGTTCCTTCAATGTACAGTTTTTTGTTAGCACCTTTTCCTTCGGTGATAACCTGTACGTTTGTTACTTCTTCTGTGATAAGTTTCATTGTTTTTATTAACCTGTTACTGGATTACAGTTTTCATCATGACGTTGATATGTGCCAGGAGTGACTGGGTTGTTGTTCTCATCATGACGCTGATACGTTCCAGGAGTTCTTGCCGTATTATCTACATTGCGTGCTTGATAGTCCGCATTGAAGTTTTCATACGTGACACTTGACCATCCTTCATTGCCACCAAATTGTGTAACGTGTGTTTTCCCTGGTTGGGAAGGAACAGGATTACAGTTTTCGTCGTGACGGATGTATGCCATTATTCTTCTTCCGTATCGATTTCAGTTTCGTCAACTACCTCATCAGTTGGTTCATCACCAACTTCGGTTTCGATTTCATCTTCAACTTCTGGATATTCAAACTCTTGACCGAACATTGCGTTTGCAACATATGGTCTAGCAACATCAATTCTGTCTGCTGCTTTTGCATAAAGAATTTCCTTCATTTTGTCGCTAATATCTGACGCAGAAGCATCAGTAGCGATCAAGTCGATAACGTCGTCCATAAAATTCAATAATAATCTTATGATCTATTTATAAGTCAGCCTTCTTGGTATCTTTTGTATACTGTCGATCAATACCTGCTGCCATTTCTGCTGCCTGTGCATCAAGATCTGGATCTGCAGGAATTTCTCCCATCGACATTGGATCTGCACCCATTCCTTCCATACCACTTCCTTCGCCTGGCAATTGTTCTGCACCAGCTGCTGCAGGATCTTCTTGTGGCAGTGGTTGACCTGTTATTGGATCAACTGTTGATGGATCTGGGAGAATACCCTTTTGAATTTCATCTTCAATCTGCTCATCAATCTCAATGATTTCTTGATCAGTTTGACGAAGAACTCTCTTACGAACATATTCGGTAGAATAGTACTTGCCGATATATGGTTCCATTGTTGCCAAAATACCCAGACGATTCTGAATTAGTTCAGATTCTTTCAGTTCTGCAAACTGATTATCATAAAGGAAATCATATTGAATATGATCCTTCATCACTTCCCAATCTTCTGGGGTGCAGATATTCTTCAGAATCAGTTGAGTTCTGAGCATATCATTGAACATTTGAGCAAAACGCTTTCTCAAACGTCCAACAAACTTGGCAAACTTCAGTTCATCTCTTAAAATTTCTGAAGAACGACCAAGGTTGAAACCACCATCAGCAGCGATTCTGGATTCTGGAACACCAAGTGATCTATACAGTTTCTTTTGGAAATATTCGATATCGGAGAGTTCTCCCAGATTCTGACCGCCAGGCAGGGTAGTGATCTCGGTTCCGCGACCACCTTCTCTACGTGGTAACCAGAAATCTTCCATCATTGACATAAACTTGCGATCATCACGAACTTCGCCAGTTTGTGCATTATATGCAAGTTTATTTCTGTAGCGAGACATAACCTCACGGAGGTATTGTTCTGCCTTTACCTTAGGAAGATTGCCCACGTCGATATAGAAAATACGACGTTCTGGTGCTCTGGATAATCTATAGATAACCAGAGAGTCCTCAATCATTCTCAATTGATTGAGTGCTTTGATTGCTTTATGGAGATATGAAAGAACAGTATTCTTATTTCTATCTACAAGACCAGAAGTGCAATATGTAACAGCATCTTTTGCAATCTTAATAGACTTGCCTCTACCACCTAAAGATCCTGTTGGATAGTTTGGTGATGGAGTATATTGAAAATACTCTTCAAATTCAGGTCCATTTTGAAACTCTTCTTGAGATCTGCCATTTACTCTGGCATATCCTGTATCAAGTTTTTTTCCGTTTGGATCTTTCTTTTCCTGACGGATGTACTTGATTTTCAGTGGATCAATATATCTTAATTCTTGAATACCTGCTGAAGGATTCTTTTGATCAATAACTTTGAGATAATATACTCTTCCGTCTACATACCAGTTTCTAAAGATTTCGTGTGACTTTCTATCGAAATCTAAAATTTCTTTGAGATACTTGAACTCTTGCCTAATCTTTTTTTTAATGCTCTCACTTGCATTAAGATTGGAGAGTTCAACCTCTACAGGAGAATCATAAAGATCGCTAACAATTGCTTCGTTAACTACATCTTCAATAGCACCATCCGCTTCAGGATGGAGAGACATTTCTCTATATCTTCTTATTAAATCATGCTCTGTCTTATAGACACCTTCAATATCAACGTATTGTCCATAAAATCCACTACTAATATAGTTATCAACCCCGTCCTGATTAGTTTCAGGAACGGGGGAGATAACCGAAGGTGACTTATTAGATTTGTCGTCAATTGAAAAACCAAAAAGCTTGGCCATAATAAGTTCTGGTGGTCTCGTTATTTAACTATTTAGTTAATGTCTTCACCGCCAGCATTTGCACCAGTGCCTTTGGTTGCTTCCCACCACTGAACTTGAAGTTCAACAGTGAACTCTTGGATGCCTTGAGCATCATAAGAGAGGTCGATTGGAGATACCTGAGTTGGGAACACATCGTAGAAACGATAGGATCTTAAGGTAGATCCATCACGATCCAACTGGTAAACATAAGCATCGGATTGATAATCTGCTGGATTAACCAGTCCAGTGTTATCAGATACTCTGTTGATTGTATTCATCCAACGCTCGAAAGCAGAGCGGATGGAGAAGTCGGTATCGTTCAAAACGGTAACAGTCCAGGAATCAAAGGTTCTATCACCTGCGATTTTCAGAACACGTCCTCTGAAAGGAACTTCAATCTGAGCAATGTTGGATGCAGGCATATTAGCACCCTTGACCAGGAATCTTGATTTCTCAAGAACTACTGAATCGGGTTGTGCTGCATCAGGGAACTGAAGAACAACTTCAAAGAGATTGGCGCGAGCGCCACCACCCGTTAGTTTACTCTTGAAGTCGGTAATCTTCCTTAGTGGGGGTGGATTAATTTGTTGTCTAGATGGCATTTTTTCTAACCTCTAATTGAATTAATCTAAGTGAATTAAACCGAGCCGATTACTTCTTCAAAAGCAACACCAGTTCTGGTGGCGATGAAGGTAAGACCGATGAAGTTGATCGATCTTGCTGGTTTGATGTAGATGTCTGCAATGAACTCATTGGAATCAATGATTTCAGGAGTGTTATTGGTTTCATCACAGATAACAACATAATCAAAGATACCTCTCTTCGATTGTACATCGCGGAGGAATGGTTCAACAATATTTACAAAGTTGGTTCTTGTGATCTCATCGTTGAACTCAAAGAGGAAGTCCTTCGCAGCAGCAGAGATAGCGTCCTCAAGGTAGATAAACAGACGGCGAACGTTGATTCTGTCGAATGCAGAAGACTTGCCAAATCCAGTCTTATCACCGAAGAGGATAATTCCTGCTCCGGGAGAGAAGATAACTGGGTTGATTCTGTTGGTGTAGAGAGCATCTCTTTGCTTTCTTCCTGGGTTGTATGCCAGTTTAACTGCATTGAGAATTGCACCTCTAGCAGTTCCAGCAGGTGAGAACCAAGGGAACTGTTGAAGATCAGTTCTGGCACAAGTACCAGCGATGTCTCCGTTCAAAGGAACATAACGGAAGGTATCATTGAAGCGGTCGTACATATACTTGTAACCGCTATCAAATACACCGTAAGTAGTCGAAGTTGTAGGTGCGTAGAAACTTAAAACGTTATTGGTAACAGTATCAATATCGTAGTTAGTTACAGATCCTGTTTGACTATCGGAGATGAATGCACCTCTATATGGAGAGATGAATGCAACCGCATCCTTTCTTGCTTCAGCAACTGCAATACACTTGTTAGCAAGTGCTTGTGCTTCAGATTTGCTGTAGTTTGCAGAACCCATCAGGATGAAATCAACTTCATACTCTTCAGTGTTCTCGAACAAGGTGTAACCAGATTGGATATCATCCAGTCCAGAATCGAGAGAACCAGCAGTTGTATAGTCTGCACTACCTTTGTAGTTCAAACCACCACCGAGAGTAAGAGTTTGAACTCCACAACCACCGAAGTTTACGCCATCAGCATCTTGATCCCAACCAGTATCAGCATCACGCTCAAACTGTGCAACACCATTATCGCTGAATGCAATTGATGTTGTTCCAGCAGGTGCAGATCCACCGAAGATATACTTGGAGTTGTTGTAAAGATACTTTCTCCAGTAAGAAGGAGATCCAACAGAGAATTCTGCATCCTTTGCCTTGGAAAGTGCAAGGTGCTTCTCAAGAATTGTTCCAGCGTTGCCAGTGATCGATCCTTTGTCGTCAATAACAACAACATGAACTTCATCAAATCTACCACCTCTAGCAGCAGCATATGATGATGTTCCAGGGCGATTTGCGATTTGATCCCACTCAATCTTACCTACAGAGAGTTCGATATTTTGAGTTTCAAACCAATCAACTTCACTGGTGTATGTGCGAGTGTGAAGTGGGGCGGTCAATTGACCAGTTGCTTCGGTGTGAATACCAATGCTTCCTGTGTTAGGCAATGCATAAACACCATTCTGTTGATAATCAACATCACTAACTACACCTGCAGCAGTAACGTGCTTGTTGATTTTCAGTCCGAGAGAACCTGCTCCGATTTCGGTGATAACACCTTGGAAGTAACCATCCAAAGATGTAGTTGAACCAGAACCAGGGAGAACTGTACCAGCAGGAACTGCAGCGGTGAAACCGTAACCAACATTAACATTGGTGGTTGTAATGCCACTAACGGTTTGGTCTGCTCTTCCATCGATGATAGCAACCTTGATACCGTTTGCCCAAGTACCAGGGTTTCTAGCGGCAACAGTTACGTTGGTGATTGGATTTTCGTCGTACTGCAGATCTTCGTAGTTCTGAGTGCTCAGAATTCTTACGCTTGATGCTGCACCGACAAAAGCGTTCTTGAGTCCAACACCAGTTGTGGTGTTAAAGTCGTCTGCTCTTACAACTCGCATGGTTCCACCATATGCGAGATAAGAGGAAGCAACCAACCAGTGCTCGTAGTGCTTATCGGTTGAGTATGGTCTGCCGAAAGTGTTTAAGAGGTCATCCTCATTTTCGATCAACTGAGGCAGATCCACAGGTCCCTTTGCGAAAGGAGCAACCAGTGCCCCAATCGAACCAGAAACTGGATCGACTCTTCCAATAGTTAAGTCAACTTCTCTTACGACAATTCCAGGAGATGCTAAGTTTAGAGGCATCTTTTCGGTCTCCTTGGTCCAGAATATTTCTGAAATTATTTATTAAAAAGGTGCTTTTCAGTGGGGAATTGGGACGTGAAATCTACCAATCAGGATATTCCCAATGATTACTGCTTTTTTTCACTCTATTCTTTGTACACTCTTTACATTCGTAAGAATATGAAGATGCAACGGGTCCTCTATCCTTTCTAGTTCTGTAAAATCCATCAACAAGATTTTTAGTTACACCACATTTCTTACACTCCCGTTCATATAGGAGCAGATGACCTAGTTTTAGTTGGTCATCCAAATCCATCAATAATACTCCCACATATATGCACGATCACCATATTCATCAGTATGCCAACGATCACCATCTTTATCTATAAATGATGTCATATCATTGACACCATCATCTAGAAATCCAAATGGTGCCATATCCTGTTCGATCTGATTTTTTTGCTCTTCGTAAATTCTTTTACGGATATCATTGTCCGTCATCTCCTTGAAGTAATCTTGTGCTACCAACCAAGCAAAGATAACGAGACACATTGCCAAGTCATCGTTACAACCTTCTTCTGCCTCAAATGAATTATGTCTCTGAGCAAATGTAGTCAACTCAGAAATGATTTCATAATCAAGTGTAAGCAACTTAAAATCTTCAATAAGGGTTTTAAGGTTAGAGCAACCAAGTTTCTTAACTTGTGCAGTCGTTCTAACTCCCATCTGTGACTTTTTACCAGAAAAACCGTGCCCGACTACTTGTCCTGCACGACCCCTCATTGCTGCCATCAGCATATTTTCATATTCCAAATCGTAGTGAAGAATATTTGCTACCTGTTCTCCAATATCATTAACTTCTACTAATACCCAGGCATCATTATAATTCTTTGCTGTCTGTTGGATAATATTTGGGAACAACATCGGTTTGATCTCATTGTTCCTATATTTTGCAACTATCTTATAGGGGAATTCTGTAATATCAACAACGATAAATGCAGAGTAATCATTACCCAAACCACGAGCAACGTCAACAGTAATGAGGTAGTTGTGTTCTTCTTGCTTTTTTTCGTAGACATCTAAACCTGCACTTCTTTGAATGGGGTCTTCATAGATTAGGTTCTTGAGGATTGATGGATTTATAAGGGTATTGACAGAACCAAGAAACTCACACTCGAACTCGACTTTGAATTGCTGTTCTGATGTGTTTGCAATCGTCTGTTCTTTCCATACTTCATCTCTTCCAGGAACCTCGGACCAATGAACATCAGTTGGAACATACTCGTTTTTGCGTTTTTCGGCGTCGTGCCACATACGGTAGAAATGATTCATACCGTGTGGCGTGGATACAATGATTACTTTGGTGTTTTTACCAGAAGTAATAGTAGGATAAACAGATGCAAAGAACGAGTCAGCAACGTGATTTGGGACGAACGCGAACTCGTCGAGAAAGAGGATGTTGAACGACATACCTCGGACAGCACTTGCAGACGTA